CGATTACCGTCTCGCAGTGCTGAACGGCGAGATCGAGGCCCGCGCCCTGTTCGATCAGGTCACCGACGATAACCCCGGCGTCCTGCCCCCGAACTGGTCCACCATCGTCCGAGGCATCTTCGACCTTGGCCGCCCGGCCATCACCGCTTTCGGCGTCGAGTCGGCCGGCACCACTGGCACGACCTTTAACTGGCCTTACTGGGCAGGTTCCCCGAACCTCACCCAGATCGTCGAGGAGCAGGTCGATGAGAAGGACGAAGTTAACTCCGTCCAGATCAGCCTCCTCAAGGGCACCGCAACGCTGAAGACCTACGCAGCAGGCTCGGACATCTCCTACCAGCTGCTCCAGCGCTCGACCCCGTCCTACGTCGACGCTCACACGCGTATCATGCTGAACTCCTACGTTCAGGTCACCGATATCGCATTCGTGAGCGCCCTGTACGCAGCACGCACCCCGCTCGCATACGACTTCGCAGCAGACACCGACGGCTCGGACTTCCGCGCCGCCGTGTTCGAGGCGTCCGTCAACTGCCAGACCGCCACGGGAATGCAGGCCGAATTCGTCCTGGTCTCGCCGGCAGTCTTTAAGAAGATCGGCGGCTGGTCGACCTTCTTCCCGAGCAACTACGGCACCTACAACGTGTCGGGCGTCGCTTCCGCCAACACCCTCGGCGTCAGCGTCTCGGGCCTCCCGGTCATCCTCGACCGTAACCTGGGCAACAACCTCATCATCGTGTCGAACCGTGAGTCGGCCAAGTGGATCGAGGACGGCCCCCGTCTCGCATCTGTCGAGAACGTCGCACAGCTCGGCCGCGATGTCGCGGTCTACGGCTACGGCGCATCGCAGATCATCTCCGGCGCTGGCATCATCAGCCTCGAAGATTTCTAAAAACCGCTGAGATAAGGGACGCGACGATATGGCACTCGTAACGGGTGAGGAACTAGCGGCAGCGCTGGACCTCGACTATGACCCGCCCGAGGAGCCCTACGATCAGGTGGCCGCAGCCGCCGACGATATCGTCGCGTCCCTACTCACGGACGGGGCCTACGAACTCGAGCCCCCAGCCTGCAAGGAAGCCGCCCTCTCGGTAGCAGTCGAGATCTACCAGGCACGCACCGCCGCAGGCGGGCAGGCCGTCGCCACAGACTTCAGCCCTGGGCCTTACCGCCTATCGGTCTGGATGACTCGGCGCGTCATGGCTCTACTCGGGCCCTACATGGACGTTAAAGGCATGATCGGATGACAGCCCTAGTCACCGAAGCCAGAGAGGCCCTTGTCGCGGCATTTACCGGGCAGGGCCTCCAGGTCTATACGACAGTTCCGGCCGTCCCTCGGCCGCCGGCCGTCGTGATCGTGCCGGATTCCCCCTGGATCACGCATGAGCGAGGCACAGCGCTCGGCTACCGTGTGCGCTGGCGTGTCTTAATCGTTATCAGCCCTCGCAACAATGAGGCCGCTACGCTGGACGTCGAGAACGCTATCGACCTCCTACTTCCGCTCATCCCAGCCGGATTTTCCTGGGATGTCGTAAACCCCCCGCAGCTAAATGATGTGGGAGCGCAAGGCACCGTCTACACCACGGAGATAAACGTCTCCGTATCTATGAAGGAGTAATTATGGCAGTTGTTTCCGTGGCTGGTGCCGCGTTCACCGTCGAGGTAGGCGCCACTCAGTACGAAGAACAGATCACGACCGGCACCATCACCACCACGCCCACGATTATCCGTACCAAGACCCTCTCGGATGTCGCATTCAACCAGACCGACCTGAACTCGACGATCTCGCTCGATTTCCTCTACGACGAGAACGCCGGCATTTACGACGCTCTCCAGGTCGCTATCGCAACCCCCGCAGCTGTCGCCGTCACGGTCGAGTCGGCTACGGGCGTCTGGACCGGCGCGGCCATGTACATCGACTCCTGCGACGTCACCTTCGACGCCGCCGGAATCGCAACCTGCACCGTTTCCATGCAGGGCACGGTAACCTTCGCATAACCAACTAGAGAACGGGGAAACGCCATGTATCCAAGCATCACCGTAACAACGTCAGACAGTCCCGAGGCCGTCACCTACCAGATCTGTTCAGCCGATCTTATGGAGGCCGAGGAACTGTACGACAAGGCAAAGCGCAAGCCGGGCACCATGGGAATCCGCTTGATCTGCGCCTACATCCACGTGACCGGGGAATCACCTGCAAATCTGGCACAGGTCAAGGCCTGGGCGAAGGAAAAGGAAGTTTGGGCAGAGGACGCCGAGACGCCGGACCCTACCCAGCCGGATCAGTCCGGAGATTCATAACCCAAGTCGCCGTAAGAATCGGAAGGCCCCTCGAGGAAGTAGCGGCCTACGATCCCCGGCAACTAGCTACGATCGTGGAGGTGTTAGGCAATGGCTCCAGCCAAAGTGTTTGACACCTACGTCGACGGCCTAAACGACATTCTCCGAGCCTTCCGAAAACTGCCCAAAGAGGCCTCCGCCGAACTCAGGCAGGCCTCGCAGGCCGTAGCCGATAAGCACATGGCTCCAGCGTGGCGTCAGGCCGCGATTAACTATGCCGGGCCGTGGGGCGAAAGAATCGCCGAATCGGTCAAGGTGAAGAAAGACCGTGTGCCGGCCGTCAATATCGGCGGGGCCCGCAAGAAATTCTCAGGCGGCGCATCTCCGACCATGGTCCGGTACTTGTCAGACAAGGGCAACCGAGGCCGGGCAGGCGCCCAAAAAAGAGCACCCGAGGCATTCGGCGAAGGCACAAACTGGATCGAGAATGTCCGGGAATACCAAGGCGGCGCCATGCAGGAATGGGCTAAAGCCGTCGACCAAATAGTCCTGAAATGGAGTTACCTCTAATGGCTATCGGCAAGACCCTAACCGTCTACCTGGCCGCCGACGTATCCAAACTCCGATCAGGCCTCGCTCAGGCAGATAACAGCCTCTCAGGATTTGGCAACAAACTGACCAGCATGGTCGGCCCTGCACTAATCGGCGCGGCCGCAGCTGCGGGAGCGTTCGCCGTGGCCCTAGCGGTCGATGGTGTCCAGGCCGCCATGGCCGAGGAAGCCGAATTAACCAAACTCAGCACAACACTAGAAAACCTTGGATTTTCGGCAGCATCCGGCGAAATCAACACCTTCATCGACGACATGCAATTTGCCACGGGTGTCACGGATTCAGAACTACGGCCCGCTTTCGAGCGACTTTTGATATCGACCGGGAACGTAGCGCAGGCCCAAAAACTGCTAAGCGTTGCGCTCGATACTTCCGCCGGCGGCGGCAAGAGCCTGGAATCTGTTGCAAACGCCCTAGGCAAGGCCTATGACGGAAATTTCGGGGCCCTCAACAAACTAAACGCCGGCATTGACGCCTCGATCATTAAAAACAAAGACCTCGACGGCGCAGTACAGCAACTCTCGACCACATTCGGCGGCCAGGCAGTAGCGCAAGCCGAGACCCTCCAAGGCCAGATCGAGATCCTCGGCATCGCGTTCGACGAACTCAAAGAATCACTTGGCAAAGGTCTAATCGAAGGATTCACCAGCACCGGCGGAGGAATCGGAAACCTCAGCCAGAAAATGCGCGAACTACAGCCCGAAACGGAAGACCTCGGAAAGAAGCTAGGCGCACTAGCAAGCAACCTCCTCGACGCAGCACTCGGCGCAAAGGCATTCGCGGATCGCGGAAACGAACTACTCCAAGGCATTCTCAGTTTCGGCGGACCAGCATTCGAGCTAATCGGCAATGCAGCCCTCGACGCCCTAAACCCCATCCAGGGCGTGATCGACAAACTAGCGGGCGTCAATAAGGCAATCAACCCGTCGAGCGGTGCCGCGTTCCTATTCGGCGGGGCCGAGACCGGAGGCACGCCGACCGGCGCTTACGACAGCATTAACGCCATGGGCAATGCCATCTCTCGATTCAGCACCGAGGTAGAGACGGCGAAAAAAGAAGTTGGAACAAAGTCAGGCGGCGGTCTCACTAACGCTATCGAGAAAATGAATCCCGTTCTACGCGCCCAGATCGACCTTGTTAAGAGTCTGACGACTCAACTCGATGCGGCATCGAAGGCAGTCGAAACCGCCCGGCAAGAGATGTATGACTGGCAGAATCAGATGGCCAATCAGATTACCTCGGGCATTGACCTCGGCGCAGCGTTCGGCGCTCAATTCGATGCCGAAGGCAAATCGACCGGGCAGTCGCTAATCGACGGATTTAACAAGCAGATAGAGCAGGCGGGCCTATTCGGCGGCTACCTGCAAACCCTGAACACCCAGGGCGGCCCCGAACTCCGAGATGCCGTGGCCGGCCTGGGCCCAGAAATTGGGAACAAACTAGCCAAGCAGATTATCGACGAAGGCCTGGTAAAGACTTTCCAGGACAAGCTAGTTACGGTAAAGAGCACAGCCAGGACGGCCGCCGAGGCCATGACGCCCGAATTCCTGGTCGCTGGTGTGCAATCGGCCGTAAATTTCCTCATCGGCACTCAGAACGCGCTCGGCGCTGCGACCTCGCAGCTCGAGGAAATGGGCCGCGCCATGGGCAAGACGATCGGCGACGCTGCGGCCGAGGAGATCCGGGCAGCCCTGGCCGCAGCTGGCGTGGCCATGTCTGGCGGAAACGCAACCCTCGGCGGCACTACTGGCCCCGCTATGTCGGCCGAGGCCGCGGCCCGAGTCGCAGCTGGTGGCGGATCATTCGCAAGCGCCCTCTCCAGCACCTCTATCGCGCAGGCAATCGAGCGCGCCATCTTTGACTCTAACCAGCGTCTCGGGCGCACCGGGCAGGCAGTCCTACAATGACCAGCCCAGTAACGCACATCATTATCGGAGGCGTGAGCCTTGATCTGGCCGACGTCGAGTACCAGATCTCGGTCACTCATGGCCGTAATGACATTAAGTCTCAGCCCGAGGCCTCGACCGCCGTTATCGCCCTCAGAGGCTCGGAAGGCGTCTCGATTGACCTGGCCGCGACCGTCGATATCACTACCTACGGCTTCCGCAGGTTTACCGGCGAAGTGACGGACCTAGCCATCACTCATCTATCCTCGACCCCGCCGACGGCCATCACCACGATTACCTGCATCGGCAACCTTTCTAACCTGGGCTCGAGGATTACGGGCGCGTCTGGCTACGCCTCAGAAACCGTGTTCGACCGGGCCGAAGAAATCCTGACCGACTCAGGCGAAACCTTTCTAAACGGCGGAACTACCAGCCTCGAGCTCTACTCAGTCGCGGCCGGCAACGCACAGCCCCAGACCTGCCTAGACGGCCTCCAAGCCCTCGCCGAATGGTCAGGCGGCACCTACTTCGACACACCCTCGGGTGTCGTAGTCTTCGAGTCCTACGGCAATCGGGGCTCGACCGCATTCCTCGGCGCATGGTCAGCGCAGATAAACACCTGGGCCGAGGCCGAGTCTAGCTGGGATTCCTACCCGACGTCCTCAGCTGCAACCAGCCTGCCGAGTGATGGCGTGATCTTTACACCAGCCTGGACCCAGAATCAGGTGTCGATAATCAACGATGCCACCGTCAGCCATGGCGACCCGCCGTCATATCATCAGGCAACGGACGCGGCTTCGATCGCCACCTATGGCCGGCGGGCCTTGACCCTCGAAACAGGCCTCAAGGCAAACGCCGACGCCATCAGCCGAGCAAACGCAATACTTCTAGCCCAGGCGTACCCATTGTGGAATCTGGGCAATATCTCGATCTACGTCGATCAGCTGACAGTCCCGGAACGGGATCAGGTACTCGCCCTAATCTCAGGCTTCAGCGTCCTAGTTAATGACCTTCCCCAGCCGGCCCCATTTGAGCAATTCCTTGGCCTGGTCGAAGGCTGGTCCGAGACCTACACGCCCGGGCAGCACATTCTCACGCTATCTATTTCAGACCCCAGATATTCCTACCAGACGGTTACCTGGGCAGACGTCTCCCCGACGCTACAATGGGGCAACGTAGATCCGACCATCATCTGGTACAACGTAGTCACCGCCGACGACCTAATCGCAGCCTAGGAAGGGCACAGCATGGCAACCACTACAGGAGGCACGACCTACGTCACCTCGACGGATCTCGTGGCCAACTACCCCACGGCCTCCCTGGCCCTCGCTAATCGCGTCGATGTTGTGGCCTCGGGCTCGATGTCTAAGAAAACCGCGTCATACACCGTGACCGTGGCCGACATTCTGGCCGGCACGACTATTTGCATGAACTCGGCCTCAGCGACCGTTATCACGTTGCCCTCGAGCAGCTTAGTGAATGGCATGATGGTCAAGGTCTTCAGCGTAAACACAGGAGCAGTCACATTCACCGGCGGCACAGTTACCGGCACAGTGAACTCAATTACTGCCCAATACTCAGGCGTCAGCCTTACGTATGACTCCGTGGCCGCCGTGTGGTGGTGCCTCCCTTTCTCGGGAGGTAGTGCCAAGGCGACCGTCACCGGCACTACAGGTTCACCCACCATCACGACGGTCGGCTCGCAAACCTGCTACGCATTTACGGGCACAGGCTCAGTCACAATCGGAACCGGCGGCGGCACTCTAACAGCGCTGATAGTTGGAGGTGGCGGTGGCTCAGGTAGCGGCATCGGCGGGGGCGCAGACCCAGGCCGAGGCACCGGAGGCGGCGGCGGCGCAGGCGGTCTCATCTACCAGACCGTCTATCTGGCGGCAGGAACCTACGCCGTAACTGTAGGCGCGGGCGGAGCATTAGAAACCGTGGGCGCAGGAAGCGCGCTAGGAACTATCTGCTACGCGCCAGGAGGCGGCCTCGGCCGTAGAGGTGCCACAGGCGCGGGCGGCGATGGCGGCTCAGGCGGTGGCGCAGGCGGCAACACAACCGCAGCCAATGGCGGAGTCACCCTAACTAATTTCTGGGGCTACAGCGGAGGAGCGAACGGCGGCAACCAACGTGGCGGCGGAGGTGGTGGATCGAACGCAGTAGGTGCAACAGGAGCAGCTGGTGGCGCAGGCGGAGCAGGAACGTCGAATTCAATAACGGGCTCAGCAGTCACCTACGCAGCTGGAGGCTCATCCCTGGCGTTCGGAACTACAACTAACGGCACAGCGGGTACAGCCAACACCGGCAACGGCGCAGGCGGGGCGTCAGCTAACGCCTCAGCAGGCGGAACAGGCGCAGCCGGCGGATCCGGCGTAATCATCCTCCTAGTCGGATAAGGACAGACATGGCATATTTCGCACGCATCCAAGACGGCATCGTGACCGACGTCATCGAGGTTAATGATGCAGAAGTACCCGACGAGGCCGCTGGGCAGGCTTTTATCGCCTCAGTAGGGCTAGAGGGCGAATGGGTCCAGACCTCAATCGACGGAGGCCCAATCGACGGACAAGATCGAGGCCCATACGCAGGTATCGGCTACACGTGGGACGGCACCGTATTCGCAGCACCGATCATCGAGGGGACAGCATGAGCGAGCAGCAGGCCGAGGAAATCGTCGAGGCACTAGAGCCCATCGAGGAACTCAAGAAGCGTCCAGCCAAGAAGGCCGCGCCCAAGGCGACTAGCTCGACGCAACGCGCCCGGGCAATCGTGCTTGAGCGCCTCAAGAATCGTTAGCCTGGGCTAATGCAATGGACAGATGTCGTCGGCGTCGCGGTCGGCGTGATAACCATTCTCGCCGCAATCCTTGCCGGCCTATTCTGGCTCATTCGGTCAGTAGTCCGGCAGGAAATCGAGCGCTACACGAAGACCATTCAGCCCGGCTACCGCAACGGCGGGAACAGCCTGGCCGACATAGCAGCGAAACTCGACGACCTCGCAAGTCGACTTTAAGACAGGTGGTAAGTCATGGGTAAATGGCTGGCGGTTACTTGGGAAGGTACGGTCGCTAAGAGCCTCGTAGGAGCCCTCCTCGGGGCCTTAGGCTCATGGCTTGCCACCGCCAACGTTCACCCCCTCATCGTGGCTCTAGGGGCCGCAGGCATCCCCGTCCTGATGGACGCCCTGAACCGTGACGACTACCGCTATGGCATGAACTCGAGGCCCCATGTGGACGACACGGCTACGATGCCCGAGCTAGAGATCGAGGGAGAGTAATGGCCCGGCTAGTCGCTGGAGGCGTGACCCTCCGAAACCAGGTCAATAAGCGCTGGCCCAAGCGCGACAAGCGCTCCGACGGCTGGATCGGCGACAAGGCACACGCCGGCCGACAGTCCGACCACAACCCCGACGCTCGAGGCCTCGTCCACGCCCTCGACATTGACGCCGATCTCGACCCCAAAGACCCAGGCGCAGCCCAAAGGCTGGCTAACCAGATCGTCGCCTACGCAGCTTCAGGTATCCCCGGCGCTAACCGGATCAAGTATGTAGTTTTCCGAAACGCCATCGCCTCGGGATCTTATGCAAACTCAATGTGGACTTGGCGCAAGGGCAATTACGGCCACGAAAGCCATATCCACGTGTCATTCTCGACCAAGGGCGAGAACAATGCCCAGACCTATCCCTTGCCGATTCTCAACACGCCGAAGAAATAAAAAGCGCAAATAGCGCAGACACCGCTAATGTCTGACCCGAAAGGGGAAACGATGAGCGAACTAATAAAGCCCGGAGAGGCCGCCAGAATTTTGGGCGTCACGCGGGAAACCGTCCGACAGTACGTGGACAAAGGAATAATCGAAGGGCACAAGACGCCCGGGGGCCAGAGGCGAGTAAACCGCGACAGTGTGGAAGCAATCACACGCACCCGCGTATCGTCTACCGTCACGATCATTGAGGCCGTGTGATTGTGGCGGCCGTAGCAGCTGCGGCGCTCCTCGCAGGCCCCACGTACGTAATCCCGCCGGATCAAGCGGCGTATGTGCATTGTGTGGCCGAACGTGAATCACACAGCAACCCGAAAAGCACTAACCGGGCAAATGGCTATTTCGGCATGTTCCAATTCAATGACGCCCTAACCGACGGCGCCACATGGATGATGCTCGACTGGCTCAAGACCTGGCACCCGAAGCCCAGGGAATTTGCCGCAAAGCTAAGGGCAACCGAAATGCACAAATGGCCGGCAAATCTACAGATCGCGGCCATGGTCGAAACACTCAACCACCGGGGAAAGTGGTCAGGCTCAAAGCATTGGGCCGGCGGCCGCTGGACCTGCACACCAGGAAAGTAGGGAAAATGACCGTTCAGAATGTCATACGCACGTTGTTTGCTATGGGTGTAGCCGCGCTAATGGCTGGAGTCATGGCAATCGCAGGGGCCATCGAGACCGCAGGCCTTTAACAAACACAAACAAACACGAAGGGGAAACGATGCACGATGGAACACTATTCGCCACAACGCTTGACGACTGCTCTACTTGTGGTCGGCCTATCAGGAATAGCGTTTGCAGCTGGTGTGCTGCTGGGAGCGGCTATGCAGCCAAAGCCGCAGCAACCGCCGCCGTCGTCAAAGACGCAGAATGGCACCAGCGGGCCAACGATTACCGGCGCAACCTTGGGACTGGCCAGACAATCACCGCCGACGATCTCAGAATGCACGTGGGCTTACCCTGCGGATCTAGTAACCAGGTAGGCGCTCTCATGCACTCATGGGCCTCTAAGGGCCTTATTCGAGCGTCAGGCTTCACCACATCCATGGTCAAGGGCAACCACGGCCGCATCCTCAGAGAATGGGAAATCCTCGCATGAATGATTTCGAAAAGGGCTACAGGACAGCAATCCAAGATGCAGCAGCTGCAGTGCGCGACGGATGCGAATACCGGGAAGATCCTTGTAGTTGCTGCGTTGAGAACCGGGAACACATCGAAGCATTGTCCGTCCATTTTGATACATCTGGAGAGACCGAATGATTGTCTACCAATGCAACCACTGCCGAGACATGATGCACGAGGGAGCATTCTTGACCCTCACTCCTCGAGCAGGACTAACCCAGCATTTCTGCTCATGGAGATGCGTCGAAGTATGGGCGGCCAATAGTGGCATTTGATCTCAGCCAATACGAAACAGTCGATACCCGCATTCACAAGTTCTGGGGCGAACACAAGGCCGACGGCCGCATCGAGTCCAGGCTCATCGAGGTAGTCCGAGACGACTCAGGCCGACCGCTTCAGTACGTCATGGAGGCTCAGGTCTGGATCGGCGACCGCCTTGCAGCTAACGGATTCGCTGAGGAAGTAGTCGGCGGCTCACCCGTCAATAAGACTTCAGCGCTTGAGAACTGCGAGACCTCAGCAAT